CGCTGACTCTGGACACGCTAAGCCGTTGCTTTGCTACCAGGGTCGATTTTGAGCACGACTTTCTGAACGACACCGCCAGCGCGGTCTTTCAAGCGAATGGTGAACGGATACACTCGCACCACCACCGCGCGCCTACGAGCAAGCAGCAGCCGTGCTCGTTTTTCCGAGCACGGCATCAGTGGGTTCTTCTGTCTATCGAGTCAAAAACAGCCATATCGTTCTCCCAATAATTACCCTTACGGGTCTGGTGTCGGAGGCCAAAACCTCTCTCCCCTCGGGAATGTCTACCACCGGCTCCCGCTTGCGCGGCAACTGAAACCTTCGGCGCTTTACCTTTCGCCAGCGTGATTCCAGTTTTCCAGTGTCCGGTGCTGAGGTAGCACACCGGAGTGGGTCTTAACGACCTGTGGCAAACGTAGCGGGTGGGTGTCCGCTTTCCCTGGTCAACCTGGCTTGTAGGATATTCTCTACAAGCCCCGTCCTTTAGGGCGGGTAGTTGACTGCCCTGGTAGTGTAGCACATCCCGCCAGTAGACAACAGCCGATTCCGGCTCCGGACCGTCCGGACCTGGCAATGCGGTGAACCCGGTAAAGGTCCGGACCATTATCTCACCACCTCCCCAGCGTTCAATACCTCGCATAGCTTCCAGGGTTTTGCCGATAGCGTAAAGGTTGTCTTCGATTTTCGTATACTTATCCAGTGCAATCACTCGACGTTCGCCGTCGATCTTCCACCAGACCGCAATACCATTGTCTTCTGGAGTACGCTGATTACTGTAGGGCAACCCATCGTTGCGTAGCTTCAGGTCACTGCTAATGATCACGTTATAATCCGGCACCCTCATCATTCGCAATTGTTCCAGCACGAACTTAATGCTTTTGCGTATTGTGATTGGCTTATTATAACCCCCGAATCGACTACAACCGCGAGTCTTGGTTCGCGGCCACCCTTAGCCGCCAGGTCAGTGGTGTGATTGATATGTGTTCAGTCACGATGGCTCCTTATTCCAGTTTCTATCTGGTTCTGAATCCCAACGACAAAAATCAATGAACGTGTCAAAGCTATCGCCGTATTCCAAAAATCTCTTGTACCGATGCTGGGATCGACTGATTTTGCGAATCGTTCCCATTTCAAGGTACTCAACCCGCCAGGTCGGATGACATCGACTGATTGACCCCGGCTTATCATTATCAAAGTTGACACCGAGATGATGCCCACAGTCCTCCGCAATGACCCCGTGTCGCTCGTTCACAATCACCCTACGTCCTATGTCAGCCGGGACATTATAATAAGCCTGCACGTACTCACATGGCTTACTCATAAGTAAACATCATCTTGGGTATCCAGTGGGCAATGCCTTCCACTGACACTCGGTTCGTTGTCCTTAAGCTGCGGGCATTGAGCTGATGAGCATTCGCCGTCTGTACTTGCATGGCAACGCTCACCGGAATTCTCGGAGATTGTTGTGATCTCTTGAGATAGGTCTGATGATTTCATCTGGGTAACCTTTTTAAAGTTTTCCGATTAAACTTTTGCACCATTCCGTCCACACTCACACAGAGGCCGGAGGGTTTTGGTTCCTGTTCGTCTTCTAGCTCACGTAAATGCACCCCTGCTTTGAATGCGGAATAAAGCTCATCAACTTCGTCGGCATAAAGATCTGGATGTTTTTTATCCATGTACTCGTCATACTCTTCTTTGTAAACCGAATTCCTCAATTGGAGGCGACGATCGCCGTGCGACATAAAATCTTCAAACTGTTCTTTGATATTATTCATAGTTTTGCTCCTCAACTGCGTCTAAGTACTCAAGTAAGAGGTCGTATAACTCCCCTTTATTAATTTGACTGTTTACCATCCATCCCCAGATAGTGTCTGTGAAGTTCATAGTGATTTTAGAAACATCCTTGGGGTGGTCTGTAGATGTAAATACGGGTGTATTTGTATCCACAGATGTAAATACGGGTGTATTTGTATCCACAGATGTAAATACGGGTGTATTTGTATCCACAGATGTGCCTACAGGCATGGCAAGTGGTCTACATTCTAGAGATTCTGTCCACCACTCATAGTACTCCCCCTGTTTTAGATCAGAGTCCTTACACTTTGCCCTCTCTGCTACATGAGCAGAGGTGTATCCCCAGATCCAAATACCTATTGGGCTTAATCTAGGTTCTTCTTTAAACCAGTTCCACTCCCCATCTGCGTCCATCGCAAGGAATCCTGCCCAGTCTGGCGCGTTGGACCAGAGAGGCTTTCTAGCCTCCACCAGCTTTTTAATGGAGTTCCACAGATCTCTAGCCTCCCCACCGCTAGGTTGTTGTTGATCCCTCGTAAATCTATAGAAGTGTGTTGGTACTTCGTGAGCTTTTGTCAACATCATAGTTTATACAACCCCGTGGATTTCAAAATGCTTAGCGTCTGCAGCTTGAATACCATATAGGTTCAGCCCTTCTTTCTGAGCGAGGTACTTAAACTCTCTTTTTACATTATTCCAGAAATTTTCTTTTGGTTGTCCATACTCACCATCGTGTATATCTTGAATACACGTAAGCAAGTCTTGGTTGTGCTCTCCGAAGAACTCCTCTACCTCAGGATATCCGTAGATGTCACAGACACTTTCACCCTCCATTATAGGATCGTACAGACTATCCGGCATAAGACCACCCACAGAACAGGTGAGACTTCCGACACCTCTGTATGCACAAGTTTTTAGTCTCCCCATCTCTATTAAGCATAAAGCTAACTTCACCCTGAATAGCAAGGTTCATCACAACTTTGTCAAATATTTCCTGGTGGGTCATCTCAGCTACTGTTTTCATAATGCTTCTCTACCTCTTTGTTTGTTTGATGATTTGATCATACCCCTCAGCGGGGAGGTCGGCAATGGGTATACAAACTCTTTACAAAAGACCTTGAAAAGTACCTCTAAAGAGTTTGACACTAGGATGTGATATACCGAGTCAAGTCTGAGTTAAGTTGTAAGGTCTTCATAGCCCTTGTTGCAGCCACGTATAAGAGGTTGCGATCCTGCGTTGCCATCTCAGGGGATATCTCTGGAAAGTCATCATCAAGCACTACTTGTGCATACTCACTACCCTTACTTTTGTGTGCTGTGATCAAGGTCACATGAGGGTTGGCGGGTGTTTTATAGTTCTTCAACAGGCGTAAGACTTTGTGATGGGTGTTGCTATTAATCATACTCACGATACGCTTAAGCTCTGGATCATTAGCGGCTTCTTCACAAAGCTCTGACCAGTTTTTAAAACCAATAAGATCCTCATGCTTGACCTTCTTCATATTACCCTCTCGCAGGTGTGCAGACTCCTCTAACTTGCGGCAGAACTGGTAAGTGTTAGTCTGAATATTCACAGACACTCCATCTGTAATTAATGCCACCGCTCGCGATAATAGTGACCCATTAGTACGGAATATAACTGTGTATGGTTGATCGTAATCAACTGTAGTGACTTGAGTATCATTGGTAGGGTTACCTTTCAAGATTAAATCAGTAGCGCCTAGTAGAATACTATTAGCAACATCAGCTACGTTTTGACCAAATCTAAAGGATTGTGTTAACGGGTATTCGTCATACCCCATTATTTCCATAGCATTAATACTTCCACGCCACTGGTAGATTGCCTGACTACTATCCCCGACAGCTACAATTTGACAGTTCTCCTGGTTTTCAACAATTGCCAAGGTGCAGGGATTAGCATCTTGAAACTCATCAGCAAATATAACATCAAACCCTAGCTGAGGTTGGCTCAGTTGGAAAAACTTTAAGTAGGTGTCATGTGTTATGAGTACATCGCTGTTAACATCTTTACGCCCTTCCCAAAGCTTGACTGCATATTCTAAGACAACCCTACCAATCTTTCCCGCATCTACACTAGCATACTCATCACGCTCCCTAGCCTTATCTACAAGGTCTTTTACAAGGTGTCTAGGTACACAGTTGATGTTCAGGGCGTCTGTAGCAGAGCACTCAAAACGCCCTAGAGTTGCCTTAACAATTATTGCAATATCAACACCCCTAACACTCTCGACAGCTTTAATGTTGAAATAACGTGCAATCTCGGCTGGAGTTAATGCAACATTGACATACTTTCCTTGAGGACGTGACAGCTTATCTTTGTACTTATGGCCTATGGCTTGGTAGGCTAAGGAGTGTGTTGTACGGCTCTGTACAGAGCTTGGTAGGTGGCCCTTAACCTCTTCAGCAGTCATTTTGTTGAACGCCATGTAGAGGCCTGACAGCCCCCCATCTGGCTTGCTAGTATTTTGATAGTTGAAGTCTTCCCAGTCCCTGCACCAGCCTTAACTATCTGGTTTTTTCCACTTAGGAATGCCTTCTCGATGTCTGACTGTTCCTGAGTCATTTTAAAATTCATAGACCATCCTCTTTTAATAATTTGCTGTAGTCTTCGCTAAGCGTTTGATTAGCCTAAGTCTCTTACCCCGCTTTACGCAGAGCCAGGGCATGTAGTACAACAATCTTACGCTGCTCGTAAGTGAGCATTTCAATCAGCTTCTCCTTCAGCACCAAGTCATCACAGTTGAGATGTTCAATATACTCGTAGAAAGTCTCACCTACCAGTGCTTCTTCTAGGGAGTTGTATTCATCTTCAAAAACTGTAGAAAAGTATTGGGACGTTTGAGATTCTGGCGTTGATGTTTCCTCAGCAGGGGAGAGGGGGGGTGTATTTGAGTTCTACAAAACCATCGTTAACGTCAGATAAGAAGATAGTGTAGTTATCGGATGTTTCATGCGTCAGTCCCGTATCAGCTTTATGACAAAGCCAAGCACCATCCCTCTCCAAGGAGGTAATACACAACACGTCACCCTGCACAAGACTCTCAGGGTATCCAAAACCATCAGGGTCTATAACACTATACCTCTGACCAACTTCGAGTTCGACTCTACCGTAATCAATACTGTAGACTTCAGGTGCGTCATCACAATCTTTAATCAATACGATAACCCCTTCATCAATTTCCTCTTCTAGCATAGAAAAATCACCAGCATCCGGATTGTCCTTCAAATACATGTAGGCATCACCAGTATTATCAACTTCCCTAACCACAAGAGTTTGATCTTCTTGCAATAGACCGTACCCAGTATCATCTACTTTTACTATACGGTATTCTTGACCTACTTCAAATTTCTTCATGTTAAGACTCCTATTTTAAAATCTTCAATTATACTTTCAACCTGTGCGAGTAAGGTGTCAATACTCCCGTTATTATGCACCTCAACACAGTCTATGTCTAAAACTTCTGTAGATAAAACTGGTGTGTTAAACGGGAGGTTCTCATCCGAGAATTTACAAGGGCTACCGATAATTCTTGGAGTCATATTACACTGCCCAAAATATCGGCGTGAGTCTCCTTCAAAGCTGCAGTTGTCCCGCATCAGTTGAATTATAAGGATGTTGTCCTCACCAAACTCTTCAACGATAGGAATAATCTCTGCCCAATGTTCCCCTGTCTTATTAACAGTATCTGTGAAGTTGGCAACACCCCCGTCTGTGATCACGTTAATGAAGCCCCTGTCTATAGACCCTACTAAAGAATCCCCATAATATTGATTACCGTAGAGGGGTTTTTTAATGTCTTCTGAGACATAGATCAAGGCCTCCCTTGGAGACTTGCCACCAAGCTCCACTAACGGTTGTTCTTTAGATACGCGGTTATCGTACACTGCGTAGAACCACTCAGGGGAGACACCAAAATGCTCAATAGTATCCTCCAGCAGTTCACTCTTAAAAGACTTTACTACTACATCATCAAAGATTGCTGCTAGGTAATCCCCGAGCATGTCTTTACCACTTGATTTTGGGCCGTTTAAAACAATTATCTTAGTACTCATTGTAATGCCTCTCTAGCCTTAGAAAGCTACCTTAGAAGTTGTAAGTCTCACCGCTGTACGTGATCTTTTTCACTGTATCAGTGTTGATTGAACGCCAGCAACGTGCTGGTGCAGTTCCCTTTGAAGCTAACTGAGAGTCGAATACAGACACCAGATTTGGGTTATTAGCTTTCCGTGTAGCTACAGCTTGTTTACCTGCCTCTGTAGCTTTATCGCCAAGGATGCCAACTTTAGATTTTGGGTTGTATACGATGGTACGATCTTCACCATTGACCTTAACGAATGTAACGCTGATGTACTGGGACTTCTCTTTTGCTTCAGTGATCATCTGCATTGCTGTTTTAATAGTCATATTAAGTTGCCCCTTGTGTTGTTGGAGGTTTAGTTGTTAAACCCCTTGATTCCGATGTTGTATATACTAACACAAAATTTGCTATTATCTGTCAAGGGTTTGTAAAGGGTTAATTTAGATAGTCTTTAGGCAGTCTTTAGGCAGTCTTTAGACTAAACCCGAAGTGCTCTAACACCTCCACACCACATCGCCGCCTCCACACATCCCGTTCACGCTCGACATCCTCGAATAAAACGTACAGTCCATATCCAGTTTTTGCACTCTTGCTTGTCTCATACCGCCAAGGGCCATGGAAAACTTCGTGAGGTCTCCCATCCACGTCCACTGTATCACCCTGCTTAATCTGCATACTCGGAGACCTCCGTGATCCAAACACTTGTAGGGAATACCAGGCGTTCACCTCCTAAACCTTCTGACGCTAAAGCTCGGCAGATCCAATAAGCCTGCTCGTAAGAATCATGCTCATCTGTGGATACACCATCCCCGTCTGCATTTGATACTGTGCCGTCAGGCCACTGGCAATTTGATTGATATTTCATATTGTGGATTATCCAACCTCCTTAACAAAGTGTCTAACAGAGTCGATATATATCTTGACACCGCTTTTAGTGCGTTTTGCTGGCATAGAATACGTGCGGTGTTTGAAGCGTCGATGGCATGTAATACCAGCATGGAACTCAGTGCCATCTTCAAGACGGTATAGAAACTTCCTAGCCTTACGCGCTGGTGTGAGTGGAAGATCGTGAGTGCGCTTACCATCTCCACCTAGAGCAATGCAGACTTGTTTCCAACCTTTATCGTGGTTGTTACCAAGTTCTTTGTTGTTGTTGCAGACAAGGTGGGCAATTTCATGCGGGATGATATCCCCCGACAAGGCCTCCCAGTGACTGATAATCGCTTCTTTATTAAGACGTATAGTCCTATAACCCACTGCCCATCCAGCTACCCTACCCGAGACATCACACTTAATTTCAATGTTGTCACAAAGATTAGTGCCATACTTTTTATCAGCTATAGAAGCTACACTGTTGACACGCTGTCTAACTTTGATGTGTTGTTCAGGGGTAATATTTTTTATCATCTGTTATTCCCTCTCGTTGTTAGTTGATAAGTGAAGTATACAGATTCTTGGGCGCTGGTAAATAGCCCCCTTGTAAAGAAGGCGTATAGAGGTTATGAAAGGATCTCTAGGCTTACAGAGAGGCGTTGAGGCGGTTACGAACATCATCGAAAGTCTGATGACGCATTATGTGACCATTATAGAAAGTCTGCTGGAGTTGGTTAATGAACGTAGCGTTCGTCTTACCTTCTACGAGGTAGAAATCTCCACCTGCATCCTTTCCAACACTAAGGTAACCTTTAGCTGACTTCTTAGCACCCGTATCAGTCTTAGGATCTTTAAAGATCTCTCGCTCTTCTCCATTAACAACACCCCACGTAGCCTTAACAGCAAAGCCTAATGTATCCCTTGTATTAAACTGGTAAGTAAAACTACCAACACCGAATACAACATTCTGAGATGCAAAGCCTTTCTTACTTAACCTATCACAAATCTCATGGCAGCGGTCGAGGGTGATGCTGTCACCGTAGATTAAGCCAATATGCTCTTCCAGCAGCCTGTGGCCTGTTCTCGTGGTAGTCCCGCCAAAAGTTTCCCACAGGCATTCAACAGCACCTTTCTGCTCTGGTGTTAGTACCGCCTCTTCACTGGTGATAAGATCGACCTCATCCAAATAATAGTATTGTTTATCATAGCGACCCCATCCACACGATATGATAACTCGATAAACTAAACCATCTGAATATTTAAAATACCCTGTAGCCTCTTGCAAACCCATCTCACCATGAGGTGTCTCTGACTGGACGATATCGGAAAGACTTTCACTTGCTGACCTATTAAAATGATTGAAATCAGAGATGTACGAAAGGTCTTCAACCTCAACTGTACCACAGACAATATCAACAGGGTCTCCACTATCAGGACGTATCACAACTTTACTCAGACCCAGAGCATTACGATCACGGGCCAATATCTTATCCTCCAATAATGGTAAGTACTCTGTGATAACTTTCCAGAAATCCCAAGTATCACTCACAATTGAAACAATACCAGACGGGTAGATATCTTCGATCAGCCTACGGAATGTCTCCAGTTCATCACCTTGCGTACCCATACACATGACTGAGTGTTCTGTTGCAGGAACTGAGACAGCGATAGGCATCTGATTCTCTTCACTCATCCCGTAATAGTGTTTGATCTTAGGGATAACTGGCACACAGTCCGTACCGATGAAACTGGTTAAGTGACCAACACTGCTACGTACAGCCGCTTGTCGCCCCTCCATACCTCTGAAGGAGAAGTCATGGGCTTGGATTGCAACACCTTCGCCAGGGCAACCTGTACGCTCCGCAGCATCCATGAGTATACGTTTGTACTCAAGGGCAATAGTTGCACTTGTCATCGGCAACCACAGCTCAGAAGACATTACAGACTCCAGGTAGTTAACTAGCCAACTAAACTCAGTCAAAGTATTTTCAACAGTTAGTACAGGGACTTTAAAAGGTACACGTTCACCTTCAGGAATAGCAGATATAGAGATTGGTAAGAACCCTAAAGTGTGTAGACTCCTGATGTGCTCTGTGCCAATAGAGTCTTTACCGAGGGACTCATCCATAACCTCTTTATAAGCTACTTCGATGTCTGACCAAGGAAGATCGAAGAAGCCTTCCTGCCAGGCAGATTGCAAGTATTCCTTCAAAAACATCTGCAGTCCCACTACAACAACCTTGTCGTCGTAAAACTTTGACCCTTTAAACAGGCGTCCTGATCGAGGCGTAAGGTTCGACTGGATTTTCTCGGTATTCTCTGGGTATTGATAGATGTGACCAGCCTTGTAAAAATCAATATCAAAGATAGGGCTATTAGCTAGCGTAGCCGAGGTTGTAATCTTCATTAGTTCACTCCTAGTTTACAAGCAATAATGAATTTATCAGCGAAAAAGAACTCAAGCATCTCAACAACGATGTCCCAATCACCTCCAGCTCTGTCAGCTCCCATCTTATAAGGAACTACAATTGTGTTGTATGCAAGTGTATCTTGCCTGACACTACTTAGGGAGTGAGCTAATGCAGCATAATTAAGATGTCTCCGCTGCCTCCCAAAATCCTCTTGTGCAGCTAAGTTATAAAACCCTGCAGATGTACTGTAACTTCCGAGTCTTATACCTGTAGCCGCTGCATAGGCGTATATCTCATAAGCCCCTGTGACACGCTCTTTAACCTCCTTTGCAACACCGCTCCCCATTACACCTTTACAATTTACAACGTGTAGGAAGGCTGCTTGAGGAGTGGCGAGTGCAACTGAGATAGCATTACCTACGATTACATCGACCCTACCCTTCTCCATGTAAAATCCTCTCAACTTTAGCTACATCTGATTTGATGCGTTTTAGGATTGTATTTACAGACTCCCAAGACTCCTGTGGGGAAAGAGGACGATCTACATCCTCCACTAGAGTGACCAACCCTTTTTCGACGTGGTGGTCACCTATTATCTCCCCGCCTCCTATATTCCCTGCGCCCGGAAAATGGCAGGGTGCTTGTCTTACAGACTTTATAATTACAAAGTCTCCGCGAGGATGGGAAGGCCAATCTTCATTCAAAAGGTACTTCTGACCTACTTTAATCATTGTACTATCCTCCATGCTAGGTTTTGGTACTGGGTAATGCTATCAATTGAGGGGTGGCTTTTCAGATCCTCCCGAAATATATGATAGTAGTAGAACTTGTCGAGACCTTTATCAATTAGGTGCTGTATCCCATAGGGGAGTATAGCATGTGTGACATACATTGAAACAGACTTTGCACCTTTGTCATAAAGCTCCTCAATCAACGGTACGAACGTTCGACCTCCATCACAAATATCATCAATTATTAGACAGTCAGCACCCATGACAGCTTCTGGATTCTTTATCAAGGTACCTGTGATATTACCTGTTAGCGGGCAGCGTGCCTTTTCAGCAATAGCAACAGGGCATCCTAACACCGCTCCCACTCCTTTTGCTTTTCCTCTGGCACCCTCATCAGGAGACACCAGAACAGTGCTACCATTAACCTTACCATTAAGGTGCTCTACAAGTATCCGACCTTGTGTGCGCTCTACAAGCTCCGTAGCGTATAGTTCAAGACTATACACAGAGACATCACTGTGGAGGTCATCCACCATCACAGTATCATAGCTAGAGATATCTAGCATTTGTAGAAATAGACGCAGACTAAAAGCTTCACCTACATTACAAACTCGATCTTGTCGAGAGTAGGGCATGTATCCAATGTCGGCTGTGATTGTTTCAGCTATAGAACTCTCCAACTCGTATAGGGCATCAGCTAGGAGTAGTAATTCCATGAAGTTTGAAGATGATTTGACCAATCCCTTGACGACAACCTCCCCGAGATTACTTCCTACAGGCAGCTTACCAAGCTTAACATGCTCTTCACCCCCTGCAAATTGTTTACGCGTGTATTCAATACGTGTTCCACCTCGGCATGTAATTTCAAAATTGCTCATTGTCAACCCCTTAAAAATTGTTATCTATGATGTTTAGCCAGTGGGGACGGATAATTGCGGATACTTCTCTGTTAATAACCTTCCGAATAGCTTTCCAGTCTTCATCGCTAATACTATACAGGTCGTTCTCAAAATCTTGCTTAGCATCTTGTATTAGCAAACCTTGGACTTTACCAAACTCTTTTACAGAAGGCACTCCTGTTTTGCTTAGTACTGACCTAATCCTATTTGTGTTTACGAAGCCTAAGAAGCTACTCAGTATTCCCTCTTGATCTTCTGAGATCTTAGTGGGCTTCTTAGGAGTTTTCTCGGACTTTTCCGAAAAATCTTTTGATTTATTTTTAAGAATAGGCCTGACTCCACCCATCATAATAGATCCATCAATAGGCTTAATAACAACTCCTTCTGCCTTACAAACCCCGTCAGACCACGCAGCGACAATTGATAAGAATTCAGGTGTTACCTCCAGCATGTCAGATAGAGACCCCCTAGCAATCTCTGGTGCATGAATAAGTCCACTATGGTTACACACTGAAACCACTAAATCCCAGTCTAGGAAAACACCGTCAACCTTGATATCAAATACCACAAAGTCTTTCTCGCCATAGTTCACGTTTTTCTGTATACCTTGTCCACATAACTCACCATATACTTGTACTAGGCTAGAATTGTTAAACTCTTCTTGATACATGTATTTAATGGACGACGCATATCGCTTAACAACTGGGGAACACCCATAGAAGTTATAGTTACCCTCCTCATCAGACCCCAAGATACCATTACGACTTGCTGGTCTTACTGATACACCATCAGTTATGAAACTGAAATTTGCACCGTGAACCTTCTCAGTGACTACCCAAGATTTGCAACCTAGCTGATCACACTTATCAACAAAGAGCTGCCGGTAAGAATTCTCAATGCTGTTATACTTTTGGAATTTTATCATCGTGACTCCTTTATTAAACTTTTAGTTAACCTACATGGGTTTTAACTATAGCAACAGATCTCAATGATTGGAAGGTTTACTTCGTAAAGGGGGTGTATAGACACAAAAAAGCCCTCCTGAGAGGGCTTTGAAAGGCTTAAGAGGCTTCCTCAACAGAGGCTTCCTCAACTACTGGCAGGCTTCACATGCCTCCCCTTTAGCCGCCTGAACTCCTGACATACTCCGTTGATAGTAGAGTGTTATGAGATTTGGGTCTGTGATAAAGGCTTGTACAACAGCCATTATCCACTCTTCATCCTCGTCCTCCGCAAAAAAGGTATTGAGACTTTGGGTTTGGCACAAGCGAGGTTGCCGTTGCGAAGCTGCCTTTATAATATCCATCTGATTAAGCTCAAAAGCTGTCAAGAATACTTTCTTCTCTTCATCTGACAACCACTCCTCGTCTTTAACACTTCCAGCATTGTCTGAGATGCCTTCAAGTGTTTTCTTATCGTAAACACCTCGATCTTTCATCAACTTTATCAGGGTTGGGTTGATCCGCTTGACTTTTCCACCGCCAGTGGTCTGATCGAAGACGTTCATAATTATCGGCTCAATACCCTGGCTCACACCACCCATCAACAGGCTGGTACTCATAGTTGGTGCTATAGCTGTGCGGTGTGTATTCCTAACACCATACCCGACACACCACTCAGGCTCACCAAACTCTTTAGCCATCCACTGCGATGCTTTCAGAGACTCTTCTTGGATACTCTTAAACACTTGAGCATTCCACATCATAGCATCAAAAGATGCAAATGGTATCATATTCTCTTGCAAGTAGGTGTGGTAGCCTAGCACCCCAAGCCCAAGTGCTCGGGACTTCTCGGTGAATGCTACAGACTTCTCCATGCCCTCTTTAGTCTTGGCAACTTCGATAAACTCTTGTGCAACGCAGTCTAGGAATACTGTTGAGACGTAAACAGCATCTGTATCTTTCCAGTCATCCCACATAGATAGATTCATAGAGCTAAGTACACATGTGTAAGTTAGATCTTCAGAAGAGTGAAGTAGAATTTCCGTGCAGTTTGAAGTGACAATGCCATTACAAACCCATAGGTGGTCTTCTGAGTCTACTGTCACACAGTACACATCCTGTTTACCAATCGGTTCAACTGACAACACTGAGGACGCATTATAATAGTCACCCGCAGGTATTGGTAACTCTATCCCTAGATTTACTAGCAAAAGCTTTAAAGTCTTTACAAAGTCTGTAACATTTTCTAAGACTATATCATTAGGAGATTGACCTAAACCTTTCAAGTAGGCTACTTGGCTTTGTAAATCACTTTCGAGGACTATCTCCGGTATGCTATCCCCTTCAGAGTAACCCCTACCCAGTAGAAAAGCTTCGTCGGGGCATGTGAACATCGCCAAACAACCCCTCAGAAGTCTGGAAGTATACGTGGTCATCCCCTGTTAAATCTTCGGCAGCAACCATACCACGCTTAGTTTTAACCTTGTGATAGTGTGTGACATCATGCGTCATACCATTAGATAGTGTGATACGGCAAACCTCTGCATCCTCCTCTACAAGTTTCATAGGGGATGACTTAACAGGTCTCTGACCATCGAACAATATAAGATCACCACCCTCTTCGTGTAGTGCTTGAGATGTCTTAAGACCCCTATCGCTCACAACTAACTGATCGCCTGTCACGCAGAGCTGCGAAGCCTTAACATCCAGACCTAGATCCTTGTACATCTGTGGGCGCTGTGCATTCGCTGACCACTCTTTCATCAAATACCCCTTACCAAGCGTAGACCTAACTTTCATAATCTTCTGAAGGCGTTTGAGGGAGTCAGAGTCACCTTCATCCATCTTCTTAGCCCAATCCTCTGTAAGAATCCAACCCATGTTATTATCATCTGGGTAATGCATAAGGTAATCTATAGCTTCGTAGAAATCTCCATGGTCAATAGGCAGGTAAGATGCAAATGCACCTCTACGATTACTACCTTGGGAGATATCCCTACTTAACTGAATAAACCCTTTTATAACAGGCATCACCCCAGAAGCTTTACCGCCAGAAGCAAAATCACTACCACGAGGACGAACATCACCAAAGTATCCTGATGTTCCAAAACCATTTTGGCTAAGGATTCCAGTTTCTTGTTGAGAGCCGTAAAAATCATAAACACTATCACCAACATACTGACCGCTACATGAAACAGGAGTGCCCTTAAAAGGCTTACCCATATTAGTTAGAACTGGTGTTGCTGGCGAGAGCCAACCGTTCCAAAGAACCTCAAAGAACCTCTTGGTCCACCCTTCCGGGTCGTTGGTGTGTTTTGCGGCAGTTTTAGCTACGCTATAATACCTGTCATAAGCTGTTTCATCTTCGTCTAGGTACTTCTTACACAAGATCTGATAACCCCCTGTTGTGTACCACGTAGGGAGTTCACCATTCTCTTGCTTATATTTCCGTTCTTCACTCATGTCTTCATAAATATCGCTCACGCTGCTTCCCCTGTATTAATTTTCTGTGATGTGTCCCATGTGAATGAATCGGCTGACCAGTTACGTGTGTACTCAGACCCACCGGCATTGAAAAATCATTCATTTGATAAGAGTTGATGTCGCTGTAAAACCAATCAGCAATGGGGTTGTACTTAGGCTTAAATACCTTCGCAATTCCCAAGTACTCAAGGCACACATCTAATCGGTGCTGTACAAAGTACTTCATCTGCTTGTCTGTTATACCTGTGATAGCCCCTTTTTCAAATATCTTATCAATGATTAAACATTCGTGATCATAGATAGTGTGTGCCATTTTAACCAAGTCTTCTTCAACACCCTCTACTTGAGATTGTGTGTAGTATCCGCACTCTAAGGCTTCTGCTCTAAGGGTCTTGTAAGTCCAAGCACCTGACATAGCATGCAGATTCTCATCTGTAACAGACATACTTATGCCTGCAACTACATTCTTAATCTGATCCTTCCCGCTAGCTTGGAAGTGCTTTAAGAAGGCAAAGTTAGAATAGAGGATTGCACCCTCAGTCATAGAGAATGCGCCAATACTCTTTAGCTCATTCTTATCAGTTACAGCAGCTTCAATAAACTCTATACGATCTCGTAAAGCTTTGTCGTGGTGGTATGATTGGTAATGCTCATCTGTATTAAGCATTAGAGCTTTATCAAGTTCTGCATAGAATGGTGCGTGAACATTAAGCTCTACATAGCCGTTGGTAGATGCTAGGCGTTGGAACTCAGGGCGTGGAAACATCCTTTTAAATCGTCCATTCCAGTACTCACCGCCTACAATCAACTCATAGAGGGTAAACAACTTTAAAACTTCTTTGACGCCATGCGATTCAGCTTCAGACATATTGACGAGAAGGTCTTGTACGTCTTTGGATACAGAGAACTCATTCTCAGTCCATAGAATATCTCTCTGAGTATTACAAAATTCAATCACAGCTGGATAGTCGAAAGTGTAAGAGTCTTTCTTTGTTAGAATTCTAGGTTTCATTTAGAAATTAATCTCCTTCGTAGGTTAAAAACCCCGCCGGAGGGCAGGGTGTGGGGGTTATTATTTTTGATAGGAGGTGACACTCTATGTTCTACTTGGCAGTGATATCTACTGTCTCTCTCCAGTACTCTGTATCACGAGACCTATCATACGTCCTCGTGGCGTAGTACAACTGATTGCCACCCTCCTTATCTACATAACGCTCTTGGACTGTGTATAAGACTTCCCGACTGATTCCATTTGTGACATCCCATATACTGTCTACCTTACTACTGAAGGTTGGATCTGCTGTGCCATCCGCTATCTTCTCAAAAAAACTTTTATCACTCATCGTCAATCCTCCTCTAGTTCTTGAATTTTAATACCTGTACGTTCCTTAAACTTTGAGTACAAGCTTGACACCACATCTGAGTGGGATGTGCCAAAGTCCGCTTCTGCCCAGAAATACCTTAACCACTTTAAAAAGTCCATCTCTTCCTTAGTTGACATTAGAAATCCCCCTTCCACTTCCCGTTCTTCAGTGTGGCAGTTGCCCTTTTACCATTTGCATAAGTAATAATGTGAGAGTGTGACCAACCACTCCCCCCTACGTTGTATCCCATTTCTTTCTTACCCGACACACCAGCCGCATAGACACCATCCTTAATGAATGCTGAGTGTCCGTGACCGATGTTAAACTTCGTGCCTTGAATCTGGAAAGCTCTAACACTACCACGGGCACCATTATTTCCTTGGTGACCATGCTGACCACACTCAACACCACAAACTACAAAGCTTTCGTCAGTGCCTAAAAACCTCACACCTGCTAGGTTTGAGTTAGCATCTTTAATGGCATATTCAAAAATCTTAAAGTCCTTCTCTTGCTGACTGATTGCAGAGTACTTGGCGAGTTGCAACTCCAGGTAGTATAAGGCGTTGACGGGATCTTTCCTATAATCAGATTCGCGTAGCCAACGCTCTAACGCTAAATCATGGTTTGACTCCACAACTACCATCTCACACCAAGGCCTATCCATCCTCAACATCTCACTAGCTGTATCTTCAATCTCAGACCTAACACTTTCGGTCTTCTCGGAATACATCTGGAACATAAAGTGCGGATTCCCCGTGCTGTGGTGATTCCTATACTTGTGATCGTAGACATCATGCATAAACTGGTACTTCGGCATCAACGTATCTAGCATAGAATCAGGATATCCCCAGCTCGTACTGGCGACTTGTTCATCTAGTTTAGCAACGTGTATATCTCCCCAGTTAATAGCCTCTACAGAACACCCAGACACACCGTAGACACCCTCTGGTGTGTAGTAATTTTCGAGATCATAGAAGTTACCTGTATCAGACTCAGCTATTAACTGACGTACAAACCAATCACCGTCCTCATCAACCTCCACCACAACCGCACCAAATACATGATGAAACCCTGCCTTTTGCCCCGCCTTCTTCTGAACATAGTTACGTTGGGTGATAGCGCCAGTAGTATATAGAATCTTTGCATCAAGCACTTTAGGCGTTGGAATACTCTCCAATTGCATCTTTGCATGAGGGACGATAGCACTATCTAGTGCAGTGTAGTTGTGTAGCCCGCTGAGGGGGTTAACTGCTGTAGGTAGTATGTTGAGTTCACCGCAGAACACAAGACCCTTAGCGAGCTGTACAGGCTCATTCATAAGCGTGTGCTTACGCAACTTGGGGTCATACCACAAGTCCTCGTCAGCTTTAGTAGAGTTCTCAAAGCTATGCTTGTTGTAGGTGAATGTGCTTACATAAAGCTTAGCGTTATTATACTCTAAGTAGTTCTCTAGTGATTTTAAGAAGTCTTCGTGGACATAGGTATTATTCTGAGCTGAAACGAACACATAACGTGCATTCTTGTTCTGACTCATATCAATACGTTTGTGCTCTGGCGAGTGTTTTTCACCGGCAGCAATAGGCTTACTCTCTTCAAACTCTTTCCAAAAATCTTTGTAATGCTCACGAGTTAGGAAGTAGTTGATAGTTGATTTACAGCACCCCATGACCTCTGCGATTTGACGGCTACTAAGCTCCTCCCTCACCTTTAAACGGAGGATCTCATTTAGGTCTTCCTTAGTAAAATTCATAAAACCCCCCTTTAAAGATTCTTGTCAATGCTAGACCAGTCTGGCCCTCTGTAGTGAACACCCTTAAGCGTCTTCTGAGATCCTGTCTCAACTACAGTGCCTTTGATAACACCGATACCCCCCTCCCACTCTACAAAGACATCCTTATAACGCAGATCGTCCTTGTAGGAGCTGATAGAGTCTTCAGCTTCCTGCTCGTTATACACAAACTTTGACATATTAGAGTTATTGACAGCTTCCAAAACCTCATCGGCATCATACCCCAGACGGTGACACGCTCCTCCAACGACAACTAGGAGGTCGCCTAGTGCATCTACAACCTCTGTACGATCATTAGCTTCCAAAGCTTCAAGAAGTTCTCTGTGTTCTTCCGTGATAAAACTAATTTGCGCTGTTATAGATACATCATCTAATTCACGGTGGTACTTGTCAGCTCCCATGAGCACATTAAATAGTGCAACCCTTCCTAGTTCGCTTTCTGCTTGGTTCATGTAGATTTCTCCGTTTTTAAGTAGTCTCTGTAAGCTTGCTTAAAGCATTTAAGAGTGTCTTTTTCAGGGCTTATCTTTAATGCCTTTAAGGTGTGAGATTGCTGTAGTTTAGTCCCTTTAGCGAATTTAATAACGTCCTTTTCAATTGTAGCCTCCTCGAATGTAAGGCCCATACGGTCTGCATAGGACTTTATCTTATGAGCTTCCTTATCAACCATCTGAAGTTCATCTCCTCCTGTAGAGAGCAAGTGGATTATATAAGGTATCACATGCTCCTCAAGAGTTAACGGGATGTGACCCTCAGTATGATCTACCTCCATCTTACTCGTGGGTGTCCACACACCCGTCAACGCACAATAAGTTCCTTTACGTCCTTTACCTGTGTAACCCGCTGGAGGTGGCCCCATCTGACTCTCTTTGTATTTAAACTTCATAGGAGACTTCTCCCACAGCCCTCTACGCAAACAACCTCTTAAATATGACCAGAATTTGGCTTCAGTGGGGAATAAATCAGGATGCTTTTCAATCAGCATCCTAACCCGCCCTTCAAAATCACTCACAGTTTATGTAGTCTTCTACTAGAGTCTACTAGAGACTTTAGCTCTAACCAAGACTTAGGATTTGTACCTGTAATATCCTGACAGATTTCACGAGCATCCTTGAATTTCATAACTGAAAGATCATCCCAACTAACCTCTACTGGTTTGAGATTAGTTTGGTGTTGTTTGTAATTTTCACGTTCCACTTCTTTCAATGCTTCTGCGACATCCTCAGCAGAAATGTTAGTTTCTCCATGAGAATCCTCACCCTGACACAGAGCCTCATGTTGAGCCTCAATAACTTCCTGCCGTTTATTCATCCTCTCAAGAATCTCCTGGGACTTCATCCAGAACTCTTTGCCTTCTAACAAATCTGAAAGCTCTTTAGCATCTAAGAAACCTTGGTAAGTGTCGGTTACAAGGTCATGCAACATCTCAACTGAGTGGATTGAGTGGGCAAGCATATCGGAGATCTTCCCTGCATATCCCCCAGAGGCGTTGTGACACATCATTGATCCATGAGGATGCACTATCATCTCATCACCATGCATGAAGATCATACTACCGCCTGAGTAGGCATTACCTACTAAGTTAGTAGTGATAGTGGCCTCGCATTGTTTCATTAAGTGGATGAAATTCGTTGTGGTGTCAAGATCACCACCGGGAGTATTAATGTGAATAATAATCTCATCGTTCTCTGTCGCGGTAGACAGACTTAAAAACTCTGTACGGTATAAACTTGGTGGGCCTATCTCCTCGTCCAGGAAAATTTCAATGCGTTCTCCGCGACTTGAATAAAATACCTTCTCTTCAATCATATATTAAACCCCCTCTCCAAGTTTTAGTTATCTTCTAACATAGAAATTAGTGGGCATACATCATCTTTCCCTTTGAGCATGTATGCCAACTGTGCCATCTCGATCATTACATCCTTGCCTGTAGCAGTGATATCTTCTCCCGTGTGATGGTTGGTGTAATGATAACCATTCTTATAGACTTTATCAAATGTTTTCTTCACTTCATTTACGACAAGCGCAAGGTCTTCAATAGGGCTGTCATTAAACGGCTCTAGGATTGCAAAAGCTTTAGTGTCTCCGATACCTTTACAACCACCGTAAGTATCAGCTTTATCCCCCTCAAGGATTTGCTGCAGCAAGAACAACCAACCGTAACCTAGAACCTTTGATTTATGCTCTGCCTTGTAAAGTCTACCTACTGTAAGTGGATCAGAGAAGATTGGATGCTCCATCTCATCTGGTATCAGAATCCAACAGCCGGAAGCTTGTCGAGCGTCCTTATCTCCGGCAACCACCACACCCATTTCACCCTTGCGTTGAGCCATGGCACACACTATGTCATCGACTTCAATCATACCAACGGCTTTCTTGCAGTTTGGTAGTGTGTGAACATGCTTGCGTAACTGTTCGAGGTAGTGAGGTTTTCTTAGACCACTACGTTTATCCTTGTAAGGTTTGATAGTCGCAATGCCGTAACGAAAATTCATAGCGCCAGCACCTTTGGAAACGTAAGCTGTATACTTCTTGCAACCTGATTTACGGACCCACTCCTTCAGCGTGTTATTAAAGTTTTTCTTGCAAGTGTTTAGGTCACCAATTTCGTAATCAACAAACCTTTCTAGCTCATCAACGTCACCTTTAAACCCAAACTGTACGTCAAGATCGAACTCCTTCACTTCTTCAATCCAATTCCTACCATCAGCCGCAGAACCAAATTCAGAGACTAGCTCGCCTTTGTGGAAATACCTGTATTTAATTCTCTCACCTGAGCTTGCTGCAGCAAATAGCAACATATCCGCGTCAACGTAAGCGTGGGAGGGTTTTGATGGTTCTACGGATGATGGTGAGGTTTCCCCTCTATGCTTCTCATAGCCTCGCTGAGACGCTCTCTTCTTATCTGTGTGTGTTGCAGGTTTTGTAAGCTTATCTGCTGCTCTCTTCACTGGATTTCTAGCCATGTGATAGTCCACCTCTCAGTAAAAAGGGGCCGAAGCCCCTATAACTAAATTAAAAAGCCTTAGTAGCTGGCCCAGCTAATTAGTAGTCGCCGTCATCCTCTGGAGTTTCATCGAAAGGTGAATCTTCCTCTTCGCCATCCACAACAACACTACCCGCTCCACTTGACTCCGCAAATTCTACGTCATCAAAACCAAACGCATCTTTTTCTTCATCCGAGAGGCCACCATCGGAATCTTCGTATTCAACCAACTCGTTGATCTTAAGCTTATTGAGATAGGCAAAAGATCCGTAATCATTTGTGTTGACACGAGCACTTGCATGACCCTTTGAACCGTTACCAACATTACGGTCGAATGTGATATCCAAACCTTTCTTCGGATTATCCGGGTCAGCCATCAGGATGCGAGGGATGTTGGAGGGTCTAATAGCATCACCCTCTTTATCCTGAGCTTTTTGAGTGACTTTAATAGTGAACTGCTTCTTCTCTTTTTGGGAACGGAAGATCGTCATCTTCTTCGAGCTTATACTTCTCTCGAAATTTTAGCATTAGTATACTTTTTAGAAGGCTGCTTAGCAAAGACTTCATCCCAAGCATCAGCGACTTCCTCAGACACTGCTAGTTCAACTGAGTACTCTTTACGAGCTTGGTCAAATTTCACATTACGGTCATCGTAGATAGCCTGTGGTCTGCGGATCTTGCAGTAGTATATGGATGCATCAGTCAATAAAACATTAGTTATATCGCCCTTGCTGTCTTTCTGAAATTTAATAGCTGTCATAGATTTTAAATCCTCCAGGGTTGGATGTATCTCACATCCGTTATTTCAATTAAGTTCTTATGTGATCCTGTAGTATGCGCCTAATTCCTGCAGGATCGTCTAGTAAAGAGCTTTAGGCGGCTGAGTGGGAATGTTAATACAACTAGTATTCACCACACTAAATAGGACTCTGGTTGGAGTCGAACCAACACCACCGGCAAGGCCTCTCCGGTACACGTCGCTACGTGCTGACCTACAATGCAACCGTTACACCACAGAGTCCTAATTAGTGCCCTCGAATATACCGTCGAAGGTTCGGTCTCTGCTATGTCGCCATCGTTGCAGGGGATTGTACGCGAACCGCTACTACGTACTGTTCTATTACACCCTAATAGATTCGACATTACCACTGCTCTTAACAACTTTCCGACCTCAGTGATTATTTTTCTACTTGCTTTGTAGTTAGACCTGCCTCAGAGATACCCCATTACAGCACCCACAGGAAAAACAGGTACTCCGACAGCTCGTATGACTTCCTCCACTGTCCATTGAGCTAGTGGCAGATTGTTCTCTATCAACTTAAAGATATTAATCACCCAGCCTACTGCACTGCCGATAAAAATCACTGTACCCATCAAACTTAGAATAGCTTCAGACCTCATAAAGTCTCCCCCTCTTGACCATACATTACGAAAACAATTTCGGTACCATTTTCAAATTCGTCGAAGTCGTCTTCGTGAATGATTTCGACATTGCCATCATCCTCAGTAATAAACTCCATATCAATTGAAGTGCATCCTTCAGCACTCTGGCCATGGTCTGCGTATACATGCACTGAGCGCATACCATGCTCATTTTGTAAAGCTTTTAACCTATCAATTACCATTTGTGAATTCATAAAATCTCCTCTGTGGAACTACAATTGACATCCACCCCGCCCTAAAGGACGGGGATTCCTTCTGCAAGACGGCCATGCCCGACCGCAAGAATGTTCTTAGCAGCATTGATATCTCTATCATGCAGTGTACCACACTCGGTACAAGCCCATTCTCTTATTCCAAGTCCTGCTCTACCTTTCGGACTGTTGTTGCTGATGCAGCCACAACACGAACAAGCTTGGGAAGTGTACGCTTCATTTACTTCATCAAAAACTACACCTGCCTGCTGACATTTATATTCCAGCATAGTTTTCAATTGGCTCCAGCTTGCATCTAAAACAGACTTAGCCATTTTTGTTTTGATCAATCCTTTTGAGCTTACATTACCAACGAAGATGGCAGCGTTTTCATTCACTAATTTTCTAGTGAACTTGTGCTGTCCATCAGCTCGTTGGTTTCTAATTTTAGCATGAATAGCTCTTAAACGCTTCTTGTTTCGAGCACGCTGGGCTTTGCCAAGCTTTTGCTCAAGTGAACGGTAGTGCCTTCCGTTCAGCTTATCGCCATCTGACGTAGTTGCTGTAGTTTTACACCCCAGATCAATTCCAACAGATCCGGTTGCTGTTGATTGCGTGGTTTCAACTGAAACAACAACACAAAAGTACCAACGACCGCGAGAGTCTTCAGTGAAGCACCCTGATCTAAACTTATATTGAGAAAGACCATAGCTGTCTCTGACGCCGTAGTACTTCCCGTGATGAAAAACTTGACCGTTTTTCCACTGGGCTGTGCCCGTGTTTAACGGGATCCATCCTAGTGATCGACCTATACCGAAGCTCTTACGCCACCGGAGCTTAGTTTTCTTGAACTGCTTACGTCTTGTGGTGTATTCTTTTGAGATACACTGGACTGTCTGACTGTGTAGTCCAAGCTCTTTGGATGCTCCAGTGGTGTAACTATGAAAATCATAGTTTGAGAGGAAAGATCCGCGTTCGCGGATCGATCTAAAGCTCAGGTCATTACAGTAGTTCCACACAAAGTTCACTGACGCAGCCATCTTCGATAGCTGCTTGGCGTGTTTGTCTTTGACACGCACTTTCAGTGTTTTTGTGTGGGTTGTTGGCATGGTTGGTTCTCTCCTGCATTGAATCACCTTATAACACGGTGACTGAATTTTGTCAAACTTTTTCTTTCATTGACATCCGACTCTATTTATGGCGCGAGACTAAATAGCATTAGAAGCGCTATTCAAGACCTACTTCCGGCTCTTCGGAGCATTACGCTCTAGCTTATTAAACGCTTCAATGCCGTGATCTCTGACGTATTCTTGCTTCTGACGATCAGTCATCTCATTCCTGTAAGCTTTGGGAGAGGAAGCTGAAGGTGCTCCTTTATCTGTGGATGAGCTTCCAGATCCACCAACTTCAGGAGCCGAGAAAGCCTTACCAAATATCTTATCTTCACGCATCTCGTTTACACGGTCAGCGATAGTCATTGGCTTACCATTTTTATTCTGACGAATTGTACCAGATACATCGACAATCTGAGATGTCATTTTACCTGAATGCTCATCTTGAATAAGCTTAATCTCATCTTTCAAGTAAGGCAGAAGAAATGCTGGTTCACCTTTCATCTCACTAATTACACGCAATGCTTCACTATCAATTAGAGTGCTTTCCAACTGTGTACGGTATTTCGTCACATCCTCGTTAGCTTTTCTCTAGGTCGGATTTATACTTTTCAACTTGGGTTTGGTGCTGTGTTTGAATCTTCTCTTGCCACTCTGAAAAAGTTTTTCTCTTCTTCTGCTTTTTTGATTTCGGAGTCTTCACGTTCTTTAAGAATCTCACGAGCTTTTTCAAGACTGTCTAGTCCCATTTCTTCATACTTATTTAACTTTTCACGACGCTCTTGAGCTTCTTTATTTGCACTGTGCAAAGCATCTCGAATACGTTTAGCTTCGTCAGGGCTTACCCAATCTTTATACTTGTCTTCAGGCTTGTCTTCAAGATTCTCTACAGGCTTATCTGTAGGCTTATCTGTAACGGGTAAATCTTTTTCCGATTCATTCTCTAATTGACTATCATCAGTCTTTTCTAGCTCAGCCATCACAGCCTCCTTAATTATTTAGCATTACGCTTTAAAATTTGCTCACCAAGAGCAGCTTACTGCTTAGGCACCTCAAGAGGCACCTTGAAAAGGCACCTTATGAGGGTTCCCTCAGGAGGGTTCCTCAGGAGGGTTCCTCAGCAGGTTCTTCTTCACCTTTTGAGGTGTCTGGTACAGATTGTTCTAGATTTTCTTCAGTTTCTTGCTTCAAGGCTTCCGCAGCCTCACTTTGCTCCTCCATTCTCTTATCTCTCTCAGCTTTGAGAGCAGCTTCATCATATTTAGCATCCGGTGATATGATTCCACGACGCTTAGCCTCTTCAAATAACTGTGTATTGGTAAGAGGAAGATCCTTCATGCTAACAATTGCTGCAGTTGGATTAGGCTCACTAGGTGCTGTCTGTCCGAGTTGCACAGTGACATCAGAAGCATCCACACCGAGCCACATCCCAGCGATTACGTATGCGTCTTTTATCATCCTCAGAACAGACCTTGTTGTTAGCTGCATGAGTGACATCGCTTCAACAGAGTCCAACTGCCTTGCAGTGGCTGTCTGACGATCCTTAGACTGGCCCATGAAGATCTCTGCACCCAACACCCTCATCTGCTCCTCAAGGCTTGCAAGGTCTTTTGAGCCAGCCTCAATAGCCTTGCCAGTGTGCTCTATATACTTCATATCAGCTTCTGCGTTTGTAGAGTTTACAACCCGGTTAGAACCAATCTCCATACCTTGTAGCTCATCACTACCAAAACCTGAAGCTAGGATGAAGGGTACTCTGGCAATGTGTAGAATGTTGCGCTGGTCAGAACTTGATTGCCAATGCGTAAGGTTAATTTGAGCAAGATCTTCAAGGGGTGGCTCAGCGAGCATGAAACCTTTCTTAGCTGCATACCCTGTAATTAGTGGAATGAAGCCAAGGCTATTTCTGTAGACATTATCTTCTGGTATGTATTGGTCAACACCGTCATTATATTTATACACTTCTACGAAATCATTATGCCAAACTCTGACTTGCTTCTTATTCTGAGTGAGCCATGGGTTCTCAGTAGACCTCTCAATTTCAGTTTCACTAAGTCTTACTAGGTCTAGGCGGGGGTAGCCCATATCTAGGTTGTATTCCCACCCTATCAGAGATACCGAGCTTACAATATTTAGATAAGGCCTAAAGCCTGCTTGCTTAAATTCTGAGTAGTTCATCTCAGCCGATGCAGAAGTTGGGAAGTCTACAATGATGTGTGATTTTCCGAATATCAGATGCTCTTGCACGAGATCATCGGCAATCTCAGTCATACTCCTGCCATCCCCTGTAGCATTGTTCTGGAGGAACTCAAGTTCTTTCGGCACATTAGAAATTATGAGGGGTTCTGACAATGCTTGACCGGCTGCAGATTGTACTGTTTTCTTATAGACATTGAAGAGGCTTGTCCTAGCTAGACGAACTTTATAAGCTTCCTTCGTTTCTCTAGGCTCTTTCGGCAAATAACCTTCACCTGCTTCCTTCATCTTGGAAACACCACCGAGTAGTGTTAGTGGAAGTGCCCATTGTGCAGCCATATAAAGATACTGATCGCTGGGGATCTCGACTCCAGACATAGTAAAACCCTCTAAAATTGAATGTGTTATTCCAGTTCAGAGGGTTTACGGTGCAGGTTGTTTTAGCTTTCGTAGAGGTCAGCAACAAATTTACTAAGGTCTGATCGCATATTATTCTCAGATGGCATGTCAACAAATCCAACATACCCCTCTTCGATAGCAGGATCTCTAATCCTAACCTCGTAATCTGTCACTGTAATCCTACTAATCAGATCCGTAAGCCCGTCCTGCCGATGTGAGATAGCGTAAGACTGTGCCCTATCCCCTGAAACGATGACCTTGGTGTTTTCACCAGCTCGTTCCATGCAGAGTTTCAGCGTAGCGGGAGACATGTTCTGAGCTTCTTCAATGATTATCAAGGAGTTATCAAACGTCATACCCTGTATGAAGTTGGGAATCGTAAGGGTTATATTCTCATTCTTAATATCGTTGGCAAGTTTATTCCTACTGATAAACCCTGTGAAAAGCTCTTGCATAGATAGCATGTGGGCTTCAAGCTTATCTTCGATACCCCCCTTCAAGAATCCAAGCTTGTCATCACCACTTTCAGTCGGGTTCTTAATTAGGATAATCTTATTAAAATTACCCTCCCGATACTCTTTTAGAGCTATCCAGATTGCAGTTGCAGATTTACCTGTGCCGGTGGAGCCTTGAACAACAGTGAGGTGGTTATCGTAAAAGGAGGTTTGGATGTCTTTTTGTTTATCTGAGGGGTGAAACCAGTCTAAGTCCCACTCTTTCTGGAAGGATTCTTTCTTGTCAATCACCCTACTATCACCCCGGTCCTTCTTAGCGGTCATATTATTTTTACGATTGGCTCGATTAGCCATGGACGTTTCTCCCGATCAGTTGGTTGTTTGATGCCTATCTCAAGCATCTTGTAGAGGACTTCTGCTCTGCAGCAAAGTCTACACCCCTTGAGAACCATTCTCAAAGGAAAAGTTAGCACAAGGGAAGAAGAAGGCGAAGCCTTAATTTAAGAAGGCCTTGAGAAGCCTTAGGAGGGCATGTGGAATGTCGCAATTATATAAATGTCTCAATTATGTAAATAGATGTCTCAATTCTGTAGAACTTTCTAGGGGGTGTTTCATCGTAGTCTTTAGAGGAGCTTAAAAGTCCCTTAGTAAGAAAGCTTACGACAGTACGAAAGATTACTTTGCAATTGAGGCTTCGCCTTCTCCTTCCATCTACAACTCCTTACAATACTAAAGCCTTACAGTTGTCAAGCCTATGTGCTAAAGCACAGCAATTTGACAAGTAGTGTAAGGCTTTAAGTATATCTTAAGAAACCTTACAAGGTTGTCTCCCTCCATCTGCAACAGCCTAAGTTCTGAAAGTTATGTAGAACACTTGTCAAGCTTATGTGCTAAAGCACAGCAATTTGACATACCCCTACAAGTCCTCACATCTCCTAGAACGGTATCCAGCACAATTCATTGTGTATGGGATTGTGGAATCTATCTGAAATATTAGATTAGCTCTAGCTGCCCCTGTAAAGCCATACAAAGTGTTTTAGTACCCACCCTGCGTGTTTCCATAGGTAGGGCATTAAAATGCGCTGTGTGTACGCTGAGGAAGTCTCAGAGCTATATTGAGGTGTCTATTGTACTTGCATGTCAATGTTATGTGCCAAAGCACAGCAATTTGACAAATCTTACAAATACTTTAAAAATAGTTGAAATTAGTGCTTGACTTCCCTTTTTCGGTGTGTTACCCTAAAGATCTATTGTTTAGAGATAGCTTGTAAGTTAACTCTTAAGTATACTAACTATATACTTGTAAGTATCTTTAAAGTATATTGTAAAGATATATACTATTGTTTTCTTCCACTATTGTATTAATATATATATTAAGATATTCTAATATACTTAATATATATTAAGTATATTAAACCTTGTAAGTGCTTTACAAGGCTCTACGCAGGTGGTAGGCTTGCTCCAAATCAATCAGAGAGGGGGTTTAACCTTGTTAAAATCAATCATTCTTGGACTCACAGCCTTGGTCTTCTCAACACTCTCGTATTCGCAGGAGTCTCAGGGGTGTCCTGAGTACACACCAGAGCAGACTTACATCTTGAAACTTGCCTACACAATCGCACAACAACCAGACCCTGAGGTGTACGAAGCACTCGGAGGTCACCTTGGCCACACATTCGCTGCTATAATTTCCCAAGAGAGCTTTGTATGGCGTCACATACAGCGTTTCAACACGTCAGATGGCGACATGGGTAGCTGGGGCTTAGGACACGTCACAGTTGAAACTATGCTTCACTACGAAGGCCTCGATAATAACTTTAAGAACCGCACCGGAGCAGTGCCAGATTGGATAGCGTTGATGCTTACTGATGATATTGCCTCCCTACGCTACAGCTACGAAATCCTTAAAACAAAGATTGTGCCGAACTCATTTTATATGACACGTATGCGTTATAACGGGGGTGGTGCTGCAGCACAGAACTACGCGGTTAAGGTTGGCGAGGTAGTTAACGTATTCATACGCTGTGGGATGTTTAAAAATGGGTAACTCTGCAAGTTCAGGAGTCCCTATAAGATTCATTGGGAGCAACCCTAAGCATAGGCCTTGGAAGCTAGTAATATCCTGGGGGACTGGTGAGCACTTCACTCAGAAGTATCTCTGGGGGAGGCTAGGAAGTGCAGAGCCTGTTTACGTTTATCAGTGGGATCTTGACATAAATCCAAACGTGCCTATACTATCAGGACTTTCCGTTGAGGATGGTCTCAATATAATTCAAGTTTACCGTGACTGGTGGGAGAAAATAAGTGGGTAAGACATACAAGGGTGATACAGAAGATAACGTTAAGAAAAAGCGTAAAGGCGATAAGGATCGTCGCAAGCATCGTAAAGATAAGAAGTGGGGAGATTCCAGATGAAGCCATCTGAATTTAAAGATTTAACACCTAAGCTTTACGATGCCCTTGAAGATCGTGTGAGAGCTTCTGGAGGCTCTGTGAAGATGCGTACACTCTCACCCACTACAACCGTGTTCCTCCTAGATGCAGGCTACCTGAACAGTCCTGTAGAGGCCTACGAATTGTACAATGACGGGGAGAAGGCAGAGTGGAGATTCCGTGGAAATGTTAAAAGCTAAATTTGGAGGTTTGTGATGAGTGCAACAGTTAAAGAATTGAAAGAGTGTTTGGAACAGTTTGATGATGATGTTGAAGTTTTCATTCTCAATGAAGGTAGGGGTTTTGAACCAGCTTGGTTAGAGATGGATGTCGTGAAGGACGGGTATAGGCTATTCATAGGTGCTGATGGCCTACATAAGATTTAAAACTTTACAAAGACTTGACAATATATTAAAAGTCTTTATACTACTCTTAAATCAAAGGTTTAGGAGTTTTTCGTATGTCCAGTGGTTATTCAACAATGCAAGAAGATGAGCTGATCAAACTGTCTAAAGAAGGTGATCAGATGGCTTTTAATTTCCTAATGAAGCCCTACAAGAAATTCATTTACAATGTTGCAGCAAAGTACACAGACTTCAAGGAAGATACGGAGGAAGTTGTACAAGAGGCTATGCTTAAAATATGGCTAAACCTGCCACAGTTTAGAGGGGATAGTAAGATATCCACATGGATCTACATTATCAGTGCAAATGCGGCTAAGAAGAATTTAACATCCCGATCAAAATCCCATCCCACCCTAGAAATCAGAAAATATCCTATGAGGAGACTAAAGGGATTACTAATGAAACAGAGAGGGATGTTAGTAATCCTCCAAATTCTAATGACCACAGTATTTTTTGGAATACAAATAGATTCTCCAGAGGACATCCTGATAGCTGGAGAATTGCAGGACTCTATCTTCAACCTCTTTGACCAGCTTGCAGATGACCTGTTTAATGCACTCTACCTACGGGAGATACAACTGTTGAGCTATGAAGAGATATCAGAACAGCTAGATATACCTCTAGGGACTTGTAAGTCTAGGCTCTTCAATGCCAGATCTATGTTAGATATGAGTTTAAAAAGGCATCTAGGAGAGTCTAGTAATACGAGATTCCAAGTAGGCTCTTAAAACAAGGGGGTTGCGACCGTCTCAAAAGAGCGGAACTTAACTTAAGGTGGTCGTGATGACTGAACAAGAAAGAGACTATTCCTGCGTTGTAGATCATGGCATAGAATCATGCTGGGGAGACATTTCAAAAGATGATAGGGTGCTAGGCAGAGAACTCAAGTATCTCAAGGAAAAAGAGCCTGAAAAACTTGCGGATCTTATATCAAAATTAAGTGGTGCCGAGGCTGAAGACATCCTACACAATGAAGCTATATGGGCAAGGGATAAGCAACTTGTAGACTTTGATGATTTGTACACAGTCACAATGATGATGTGTGGCAGAGGTTTTGGTAAGACTTACAGTCTATCCGTGACGATTAAGAGGGCTGTTGAAAATTACGGTGTGAAGAAAATAACGGTAATGACTCAGACTAATCGAGACATACGTGCAACAGTTGTACCTGAGATAATTGAAAGGTATCCCGAGGGTCACGCGAACCGCCCAGAGTTCAAGGGTAACCTAAACACTATGAAATTCCCTAATGGTGCTCAGATTCTATTCATATCTGCGGAAGCTGGTGCTGATGCTCCTCGTGGTACTCAGTGCGAACTGTTGCTAGGTGATGAGGTAGCTTTTTACGGGAATAGTGAGGATATTGTAACACAAGCTCTTTTAACCTGCCGTTTAGGTATATCTCGGGCATATTTCTTCACCACTCCAAAATCCACACCACTTATCCAGAGATGGGTTAGACAAGCTAAAGACCCCGACCAAACTTATATAAGGATTATTAATGGTTCAACTATTGATAACAAATCCAACCTATCTAGGACATTCATTGACACCACTGTTGCAACTTACAAAGGTACTCGGCTAGAGCGTGTAGAATTGCATGGGGAATTGATATTGGAAGCTGAAGGTGCAATGTGGAATAATGATCTCATTGAAACTCATAAGATATCCCCAGACCAAGTTCCAGAGCTATCTGAGATAAGTATTGGTGTTGACCCAGCATTAACAGCGAGAGTTGGTAACAGCAAGCAGAGGACATCAGACAGTTGTGGTATTGTTGTATCTGGGCGCGGTGAGGACGGTAAGCTCTATATCCTGGAGGATAAGACGGGTAGGATGCCAGTAGACAAGTGGGTTAAACTTGTTATTTCACTTTATGACAAATATACATCAGTCGGTTATAAGACATCCGTAGTGATTGAGTCGAATAGTGGTGGTGAGGATTTGCTGTCTAACACGTTCAACCAGCACTCTGACGGGTTCTCTAATAAGATGTCTTTTCAGTATTCCACGGATAGTAAGATGAAGCGAGCTATGCCATACTCTCTGAAAACTGAGAAAGGTGAGATTAAGTTTGTAGATAAGCCAGAGATGCAAGGTTTGTGGGATGAATTGTGTAGTTATGAAGGTGAGGGTAAGAGTCCCGACCACATGGATGCTTTTGTATTCAGCTTAAATGGTATCGCTCCGATTAAGAAGCATTTAACCACCATCACAGAGATTCTGTTCTAGCAGAGTCTTTACAAATCTACAGTAGACACACATCCAAGGAGGGGTTACACTGTCTCCAAATTAGTAGATTGGGAGAAACTTATGATGATTAAACTGCAAACACTGGACTACGGTGATGCCTCTGTTAAACTTCCCTCTGGTGAGATACATCAGCGGGATTGTGAATACTTTGAGCGTAAGGGTATTAGTGTCACAATGCAGCAGATCAGTGCAGGCGATTTTGCTGTCTCTGTTTCCGCTACCATTAAGAACTCTGAAGATGAGAAAATGGTGTTGATAGAGGTGGCAGATGGTAGAACCTGTGCGGAGGTTATGAAGGTTCTGCGAAAGAGATCTGAAAAATACCTAGCTTTGAGAGGTGTAGACCATGAGTAAAGTGTTTTTTACAGCCGACCTACATTTTGAGCATAAGGCTATTTGCCGGTATCGTCCCTTCAACACTGCCGAGGAACATCACAACACTATTTTAGATAACATCCTTAGCACTGTCGGCAAGAACGACACACTCTGGATACTAGGAGATATCCTATTTCACCCTGATGGACTTCACCGTCTGCAGACAATAGCTGACAACGTTAAAGTTTTAAGGGTTGTGCTAGGTAATCACGATATTGATTCCAAATACTTCGTAGGTGTTGCTGACCACGTTAGAGCTTTTACCAGCTATAAACATTACTGGATTAGCCACTGCCCAATACATCCCCAAGAGATGAGAGGGCGTAAGGGGAATATCATAGGTCATCTCCATCAGAATATTGTTAAGGATGCCCAAGGCCATCCCGATCCTCAATACTACTGTGTCAGTCTTGAGCAGCACAATTACAAACCTGTAGAATTTCTTACGATTAAAGATCAAATGGAGGCTCGCTTAAATGACTTATACAAATGATAGTTGGCGTCTGTAAATAATGTCTATAGACGATCAGATTCATATAATTGAAGGGGATGTTTTTGAAGGCTGCTTAAGTGACCTTGAGCAGTTCAATATGCTCGACCTCGTGATGATAGAAAAGCCTCCTAGCAAAAAAGCCTACAATGAGGGATTCTACCACGAAGCTTTTAAGCATATCGGTAATCTAGCGGTACGCTATGACCGTGGGGATACACCTCATGGACGTGTTCAGGCACTACAGTATTGTTTTACAAAGCCCAGTATGCGTAAGGTTTTGATACACTGGAGACCCCGCACAGTCGAATGTATTAGTGTGTTTGATACCACTTTGAAATTCAGACCTTTCAATTTTGCTTACTTGTCAACCTACATGCGCCTCAAACCAAAGTTTAGGTGGACTAAGAAGCAGTATATCTCTCAGCTTAATCAAGTTAAAGAATTGTGGATGTATGAGGATGACATATCACCGGAATCATTCTTACAAGAAGAATCTAAAAGTTGTACTAGGGATGTTGGAACCTGATAACTCAGAAGAGCAGATGGAATCTATTAGGGAAGTCTTTGGAGGTTGGAATATACTGTTCATATTGTATAAAGACCCATCTTATGATAAGGCTATTAGGATGGAAGGTGCTAAGTTAAAGGCTAAGAGTGTTTCAGCGAGTGAGGAGGCTTATTTAAAGAATGGTTGGACAACCACTCAAAGGGCGGGATTTAGAACATCCACACTAGCTAAGATTAAGAGTCAAGGTGTTCGTAAGAGGAAGACCAGAGAAGAGATACGTATAGCCGAGGAAGCTAGGCAGAAGTTCCGTGAGGAGAACCCCTTAAGATATCTAAACCAGTTGATAATCGGTAGAAAGAGTGTAATATCTAAGAATCTAAACACCAATACTAACACTGAGGGTGTTGACGCCAAGATTAAGAAGTGTCTTGAGAAATGCTTTGATAAAGGTGTTGACAGAGAAGTGATAGAGGGATTAAATTGGGGTATTAGCTATTTAGCTTTCATGGAAATTATTGAGGAGGTTTGGAGTGGGCGTTGAAGACATATTCTTACTAGGGTTTTTGGTTTTGTATTCATGTGCATTGTGCTAGAGTGGTTAGAAAGCGAAGGGTGGATTAAGAAATGCAAATCTGAGGAGGATCAAGATGTCTAAGGGTGGTGGAAAAGCAGTCGAAATAAAGTCTAAGACTCAGGACAATGTTATAGAAGTGCATAAAAAAAAGCGTGCTAAAGTGGGCGTTAACACTAATAATGACTACTCCGCTGCACATCTTGTATGTATGCACGATGAAGCAACCTTACGTCTAGCTGTTGCTATGTCTGGTGATTGGGCTAGGTATTTGATAGACGCCACTTTAGAAAACGAAAAGAATCTTAAGGGGGTTGGTTAGGGTGATTGATTCAGCAGCACTTTTTATTATCTTCACAGTTTTTATTTCAGTCTTCACTGTACTTTTTGCAGCACTACTAATATGGCTTGTAAAGATTAAGAATAGGTTATTGATACAAAAACACAAGAGTGAAAGAATCCTTAAAGACAAACTGAAAGGGAGATACAAATGATAGTTTATCCGGATTTAGTTAAATTGTGCGGGTTGGCAGCAGAGATGATGAGTTGCAACTCTGATGAAATTAGGATGCAGTCTTGGCCTGAAGACGCTCAAGGTCGAGGTGTCCCTAGACAAATCTTTAAATTCACTCACAGTGCCACTTGCAGTGACACTCACAGTGACACTCACAGTGACACTCAAAGTGACACTCAGAGTGAGACTTGCAATAATAGAGAACGTCAAACATACTCATTGACATTCATAATGCCCCCAGGTGGCACCTGTGGTAGACCCTGTAGGAGAGCAATGTAGTGCAGACCTGTACAACTTGCCTAGTGATGTTCCAGAGGGTACTACACACATCGACATGGATGATGATTCTTCTTCTAGGTTTATGAAACTCATAGGGGACGAGTGGTATTTTTAATGGCGATAGTGTGGGGTGGGTTTATCTTTCTCCTCATCAGATAGAACCAGGTTTTCAATGTGTCAAGGTGGAGGATTACTATGTGGGATACAACACTTAAGATATGTAGGAATATACTTACTAGGTGTATGGCAATGCTATCTCTATTAGCATTAGCGGTTTTGTACACACCTGTAGTACTCTTTGGATTTGGCTACACCCCTAAGACTACATTTAGAGAGAGAAATCGAGAAGCCTGCCAAATATTTCGTGAGCTTAGGGGTTTCATTTTTTGTAGGAGAGTTTTCTAGTGCGCTATGCTAAGACAGACCCTAGCAACTTGTACTATGCTGGAGTGGGGTCTCGTGAAACGCCCCAGAGCGTCATGGAGCGTATGACAAAGTGCAGTCGCGTGTTAGCAAGGCGTGGATACACTCTACGCTCTGGGGGCGCTCCAGGAGCTGACACAGCCTTTGAGAAGGGTGCAGGGGGTGCAAAGGAGATATTCCACCCTAATGACCCCCTACCGCTGTGGACAAACATTTTCACAGACCACTTTCACCCCGCCCCTGATAGGCTTACAGGCTATGTCCGAAAGTTGATGAATAGGAATGCTTTACAAATACTTGGCAGGTACGGTAGCACCTACGGTGGCACCCCTGTTAAATTTGTAGTATGCTGGACAAAAGACGGTAAGAATACTGGCGGGACTGGGCAAGCTTTGAGGATCGCTGACTACTTCCATATACCAGTTTTTAATTTCTACCGAGAAAGTGACATCGAGAAACTTAAACAATTCACAAAGGGGGTTCAACATGAGTAAAGACAAGCTCGGAAGGCAAATGATAACACTCGGAGAGACATACCGATTACGCTCTGACAGGTATCAGTGGATTCTTGAAGAGCGCCGAGAGGGTTTTAATAGAAAGACTCAGGAAGTTGTTGATAACTGGCACCAGTCATACTACCCAACAATCTCTCAAGTAGCTTTGAGGATTGTCAACTCCGAAGCAGAGCAAGCAAAATCGCTGGAGGAGATGAGCCAGCGTATTGAAGCTGTTTCTGAGGCTTTGGCAAACAATATTAATGTGGTCCTTGCAACAGCCGTTCCCTCAGCAGCCTCCATGAAGAAGCTAAAGCCTTAGACGAAGTAGAAGAGGTCTCTGCATGATCATGGAATACTTGAAGATGGTTGCTAGGGTATTGGTATGCTCGGTGAATGGGCACAATTGGAAGTATATAAATTCTGGGTGGAGGGTTGAGAAAACCCTAACTAGGCGGTGGAAAAGAAATCGTCTTATCTTAGAGAAATGTACGGGCTGTGGAACAGAGCGCACTTTAAGAATTAGACACAACAATTCAGTTTAAACTAAAGTTTTAAACCAGGGGTTTAAACCAGGGGTTTAAGATATGCGGTTTTTATGTAGTGTGGCTACCCTAGTACAGCTATTTTTAAACTGAGATGGGCTTATTAACAAGCCTATTAATAAGCCTATTAACAAGCCTATTAATAAGCCTATTAATAAGCCTACTAATAAGCGTAACAATTAAGAGCACACTATCAGCGAGACTGTTACTGTGCAAAGGGGTGTTATGACTACTAACAAAGATAGTAAACTTAAAGACCGTTCCAATGAGCCGAACTTGGTGAAAACTCTTGAAAGGCTTATAGATACCTACCAAGAAATCTTCCTGAAAGTTGGAATTTGTCCAGAATGCTTAGAAATCCCTCAGATGCATGATGATGGGCCATTTTCACATTGTAAGTGCGGAATGGGTGAAGACTACGCCAAACGCCCTCTACAAGAGTTACAAATTCTTAAATGGAATAATTCGCCTATGCGGGCACGTAATTCGTTAGCTGGAGCGGGGTCTCTAGACTTAAGTCCATCAGACCCGCACCCTAACGATTGGGTTAGTAAAAAAGAGCTTCTAAAGCAGGCAAGACTTGTTAGGGATATTAGTCGGGTTGGTATGACTTTTGAAGCTATCCCCGTCTCCGTACTAGACAAAGAGGTATGACTTCAATGGAATATATATATGTGTGTAAAAAATATTAACTCAAGCCTAGCTAGTGAGAGAGGATTACCAGAGTCTCGTGTAAGAGCTTTAGATACATTGACAGGTAGGTTGTTAGAGGTTATAAACCGCCCATTCTCCTACTTTGGAGATCATAAATCAGTTGTATCCTACATAGAATCGTGTGAGAATGTCTTGCAAGACCTATGGGGTTTCGATGTTGATAGGAGCAAACACTCCTACTGGAACAAGGTGCAAGGGTGTGTATGCCCTCGTATGGATAATCAGGATAACTGGGGTGTTGACCACAGAATACATGACATGACTTGTCCTTTCCATGGGCAACTCAAAGAGGAGGTTCAACATGAGTAATTGGAAAGACTTAACAGAAAGCGAGATTGAAGCAATCTTTGTGCAAGATCAATTCTGGAACGATTACTGGGACGAATACATTGGCGAAGGCTACGAAGAGCTTGATCCAGGTAAGTTTGCATTAGCAATACAGGAAGCACTAAAGGTTAAGAATGAAGAGATGACGTGCATTAAATTACTCGCGGACATTCGCCAGGCGTGTGGTGATGACGGCAAGAGAATGCAAGATGAATTAGTGCAGTATGCTGAGTTGTATCGTCAGGCTGAAAGCGTGCCGGAGGCATGGCGCTCAACTATGAAAGAACTTTCTGACGATCTTGAAAGCGAAATCGAATCCCGTAGATCGAGTGAAATTGATCGGCGTATTGAGCGCGATCTGATTGTAGTGAAAGAAGCGAGGGCGCTGCTGGCAGCACAGGAGCAAGACCATGAGCACTAAATACAAAAAATCATCAGACGTACCCCTCGATGTTTTATTAAAGCGACTGGATGAACTGGCTGACGCTGCATGTAAATGCGACAGGGACGCAGACCTAGTTATTTCTGAGGCTATGAATCGCATTAAGGCATTACAGCATCGTGTGAGTGAGCTTGAAGACACACTAAAGCGGCAGGGCAATGCAGCTAAAACAGGGATGGATGCAGCAAAAAGAGCGGCAAGTCAATCTGAAAAGAACGCTAAGAGGTTGCAGGCTGAAAGCAATCCTGAATCTCTTGAGAGTGAGCGGGCAATGAATGAGGAACTAACGCATGAAATCGATATGCTACAAGACTCACTGATATGGCAAGGTAAGATGCTTGCGGCTATCGCCAACGTTATCAAAGGTCCACCAGAGGAGGGTTCTTTGCACTCTACACATGACGTAGTTGAATGCGTTACGCGTTTACAGGCGAGGGTGCAGCTTGAGCAGGCTCAGGAATGAAACAAACCATAACTAAGACCTACACATTGGAAGATATCAAGCAAGCGTTTGTCGACGGGTTCTATGACGGGGCCGGGGACGATGCGTGGTACGAAGACCACGATTGCGAAGGGTACTCTACCATTTTAAAAGAAATGCCAGCGTTCAAAAAAGTCTAAGAGATTACCTTGACGATTTAAAGAGAATTGAATCCGAGCAGGGACCAGACGAATAGATAACATTGACCTCATTATAAAAATTAACGGAGAATAAACCATGACTGACCACTACACAGCCACCCTAGACCACTACCAAGGTATAGTAGACCAACTGGCAGACCAAGACGCGGAGCTTGAAGACGCGCCAATGCTCCATTGGAGTAGACCTGCCGAACCTGACCTAACAATCGGGTACAACCATGTTACAGCAGAAACCCCTTTCGGTAGATTTCTAATTACTTGGAAGGGTTGGAAAGATTATGATGCACCGGCGGTCGATGAAACACCCTGGGGAGGTTATTGGAATGCGTTTGCCACAGTTGCAGGGGCTAAACGCGCATGTGAGACCACGTACAATGATCTCCTTGCGGCTGCCTACAAGGGTGTCACAGTTGACTGGCAGTTGACTACCAGTTGATTACCAGTTGACTAACATACATCTGTTCACCATAATGCGTATACATTAACAACGGGGGCAACGTATATGAAAGACGGAGTGCATGTAGATAAAAAGCGACTGGTGGTTGCATGGCAAAAGATGCACAGGGGTATAAAACTATGAGTAGTGTAAAAGTACTACCACTACACTATTGGCAAAAGGAACGCACTAACTCTTTATTCAAAAATCGCATAGAAGAAACACTTGCTAGGTATAAAAGAGTATCTCCATATTACAATAGAGCAGGGTTGTATAAGCTAGACGGTAGGAGTTGGTTTGAGCTTGCAGATGGGAGAGCCTACGAATATAATAGTAATGACTTTGATCTCGAATGCCTTATACTTGAGTTCTCTGAGTATGATTCGTATTACTTGAGGGATTTGCTGAAAGCCATCAGGAAGTTTAAAGGTGTTTTGAATATTAGTAAGCAGTTTGACAAAAGGTCCAGCGATTCGACAACAGCTATTCATATAGCGTTAGATAGGAGAGATATGGAGCCTCGCCTTTCTATGTATAAGACGCTTAAAAGAATTAAATACAATATTGAAAAGGAGAAAAATAGTGAGTGATATTGATATAAAGCTTCTGCTAGGTGACTGCCTTGAGCGGATGAAAGAGATACCGGATGGTAGTGTTGATGCTGTCTTTACATCACCGCCGTACAACATGAATTTGAGAATAAGGAACGGAAAATATTGCAGCCGACAAATTGTTAAAGAGATAAGCACAAAGTACAATAACTTCACAGACAACAAGGGGATGGACGAATATTTTGATTTCAACAAGAAAGTTATTTTGGAATGCCTCAGAGTTGCCGACACTGTTTTTACAACATCCAAATATTGACCGGCAATAAGCCTGCCCTTTTAGATTGATGGGGGAATTTCACGACAAAATAAAAGAGTTTATTATATGGGATAAAATTAACTCTCAACCGGCTGTTGGCGAAGGTGTTATGAACTCTCAATTTGAAGTTATTCTAGTCTTGCAAAACTCGAAGCCTGAAAGCAGAGCTTTTTCGTCTGCACAATTTGGAAGGGGCACACTATCTAACTTGTGGGGCATAAAGAGGGGTAGGAAGATACATAAAGATCACGGTGCGGTTTTCCCTGAAGCTCTAGCAAGCAAAGTCATAGATAATTTTGTTTCAAAAGGGGGCGTAGTACTTGACCCATTTATGGGAACAGGCACGACAGGGGTGGCTTGCGTAAACACTGGGCGGGACTTTATAGGCGTTGAACTAGATAAAGGCTATTTTGATATAGCTGAGAAACGAATTAATGCAGCACAGGAGGCCTTATGAGCATAAACGATCTGCAAAACATAGAGGTTGGGACAAAGTTTAGATATATCTCTTATAGCTCAGTTGAATTTATTGGCACTGATAGTGAGCACGTAATACTGAAGGACAAGGTGGGTAACGTAAAGAAAATTCACAAAGTTCTGTTTGTAAATTATGCAAAAGCCTTGTAGAGTTCACCCCAGAGGCAGATACCAGAGGAGACATAGCATGAAAACATGTGAAATGGCACTAGAACCAGCACCGCCAATTCGTGAATATACAAGTGAAGATGTTGGCGGTGGTCAATGGGGAGAGTGCCACAAGTGCAAGCTCCCGCAAGTCCTGAAGGCATGATGGTTGCCTTGGCACTCTACCTGGCCCAATTATGAATGCTTGTTGTGGTCATGGCAATATCAGGATGGCATACATTCAATACTGGACTAAGCCAAGGATAGCTGGCAAGTCCGCGATAAAAGAGCAAAAGAGGCTATTAAGATTATGAGTACCCTCCGCATATTCACACGCGTGACCCTGTTACCGGGTTCCGTCACGTTATGACCGTCACCATGGTTGAAGACATCGTGTCTGGTCATCTACCTGTTCAGGATGATGCAACGATGCGGGCTATCTGCTATATGCTGGGAGAGGATTTGAAGTAATGGCTAAACTTAAAGAAGGCGACAGATGCAAGTTATGGAATGATGACTACCTAGACCTGAAGATTAACAAGATACTGCCCAAAGGGTCTCACGGTAGAAGGTGCATTTTAGTCGAATGTCTGGCAAGCGGAGGATGCACCCCTCCGGATTTTGAATATGCACAAACAAAGATTTTTAGAATGGTTGACCTGATAAGTTTAGAGCAGAGTAAATTGAATAGACAGCGCCGCCAAAGCTTAAATTATCCCAGACAAAACAAAAAACCACAAAGGAGTACAGAGAATGAGTGATCACGTATCAATACCCCTGCACAGATGGATATTTAAGCACCACGATAACAAGATAACCCACGCAGCCGTAGCGTTAGGCGTTGATCGGTCAACCCTGCACAGAGTGATGGATAGTGCTTTTGTAATTGATGGGGTGCTACACATGAAGTACAAGGGCGGCAAGAATTCAACCTGTAAGTCATCCCGATGATTTGGTTACAATTCGATACATAACTCTGATATACAGCCAGTCACCCCGTAGCTATAGTTAACTCATCGAAGCAAGACATACAGCAGGGGGAATAACATGACTATTGACTACGATTTTTATTGGACAACAGCACAAGGCGTCACAGCAATTTCACACGGAACAATTACAGAAGAAGAACTTGAAGAATTAGTAGAGCGCAAAGAGCGTGAGAACCATTCCGGTGATTTGGAATTAGAATCTATTTCCTTTACTGACGTTAAGATGTAAGCCAGCCGCCCGGTACGCCGGGCAACAATCAAAGGTGCGAGCAGTATGGCCAAATCAAGAAAACCTTTGGTAGGACACCCCAGGGTGGTCAGTAAGCCAGCAGAGTTAGGCCCGTGGGTATTAGAAATGGGACGAAGCAAGCGACAATGCACATGCCCCTGGTGCGATAATGTTTTCTGGTTATTTGTGCGGTCGATTAATGGCGGTGGCAAACGATGCCCAGGCTGTAAAGCTAAAGTTGACCCCAGCGGCGACGCGCACCATTACGCGAACTACAAGCACAGGAGAGATAAGATGACAGACATATGGGAAAGAGGGCCGGAAGGGGCGGAGTATTATAGTGCTTCTAGTAATACGTATTACAAAACAGAAAAAGGGTCTGTTCATTCCTGGGGCGATGAAAGCATTGAGTGGTATGATCACGATACGCCTTTTAATAATTTTGAATCCCCAAACTTTATCAAGCGCCCAACCACAACACAGGAGAGGCAACATGACTGAATGGATAACAGGCCGTGAAGTAGCCAAGATAATTGGAATAAATCACAGGAACGTACCTCAAGCGGTAAAGCGCCGCAAGATT